GAAGTTCGTTTTATCAAGGGCGCGATATTGCGCACCATCACGGGCGACAAGCCGGGCATCGCCGGCGTGGGCGCGGTCTATTCGCAAACGTACGATACCGGATGGTTTATCGAATCGATCGAGCCGGGCGCATTTACGCGCGCCTTATCCGAAAAGCAAGACGTGCGCTGCCTGTTTAACCACAACGTCGATAACGTGCTGGCGCGCACCAAAAACGAAACCATGCGACTGGAGGATTCGGCCGACGGTTTAAAGTTCGACGCCGACACGGATCCGGAAACGTCGATCGGGCGCGACGTGCCGCGCATGATCGATCGCGGCGATGTCGATGGTTGTTCGTTTTCGTTCACTGTGCGCAAGGATTCGTGGTCGGATGAATACGACGAAGCCGGCCGATACGTAAACACGTTTCGCAAGATTCAAGACGTCGACTTGTACGACGTCGGGCCGGTGACGTTTCCGGCCTATGACGCGACGTCGGTGGGCACGCGCGACGATCGAGGCCTGCGCATGATCAGCGGGGCGCGGGTGCGCGAGTTGTGGCCGGCGGGCGTGCCGGATGAATTTCGCGGCCGTGTGATTCGGGGCGTGTGGCAGCCGGCGCCGCGGCCTGGGCGGGCACGCGGCCGGCGATCCGCCGAGCGATCCGCCGAGCCAGGTTTGTGTACGTGCGAGTGCGCCCAATGCCTGGCCGGCGATTGCGAAAACTGTTCGCACGCCGATTGCGATTGCCTGGATTGTTTGTGCGATGCCGCCCAAGGCCGCGCCCTGATTTTGCGCGCCAGGGCGCACATCGTCGCCGCCTGATTTCTCGAGCTGTAAAACAAAAGTTCGTTCGTCGCGGCCTGGCGCCGTTGCCTTCGATGGCAAAGCGAACATGAATCGCCTGATGAGTGTGCAAGGGCCGCGCAAAGGATCCGCGCACGCGAAACCGTGAACTGATGAACAACTGTGACGGAGGAAAAGCGAAATGCTTATTCAAGACTTGAAATTGAAGCGCGGCCAGTTGGGCACGGAGGCGCATCGCATTTTGACGACGCCAGGGTGCACGGCCGAGCAACGCGTCAAGGCATCGGCCATGCTGGACGAAGCCGACGGCATTACCGAACAAATTACGCTTTTGGAGCGGTCGGAAAGATTGGAAGAATCCAATCGCACCATTGTGCCGGCGCCGCGGCCACAACCGGGCGCCGACAGTGGCGACAGCGACGACGCCGGCGGCCTGCTGGCGCGTTCGAAGAAATATCGCGACGCGTTCGAAGTCTACGTGCGCGGCGGCGAACGAGCCTTGCGTGAAAGTGAACGCGCCTTGCTACTGGCGGGCGCGCGCAAAGTCGATCGCAATGTGATTGTGATCGGCGGCGAAGAACGCGACTTGACGGTGGGCGCCACGGGCAATTACATCGTGCCGCAACAGTTTTACAACGAACTGATCGGGGCCAAGAAATACATGGGCGCCCTGTTTTCGTCGGTGAAGCGCAAGACGACGCCGGGCAACGGCGCGCCCATGAAAATCGGTTTCGAAAATGACACGGCCAACACTCTGGTTGTGGTGGCCGAAAACACAACCGTCACCGAGTCGGATCCGACCCTTTCGGGCATCATCCAATCGACCGATACCCTGGCATCGTTGATCAAGGTATCGCGCCAGGAATTGGCCGACAGCGGTTTCGATTTGAATGCGCTTTTTCGCGATCGCCTGGGCAAGCGGTATTTGCGCGGCCTGGAAAACTACATCGCCGTGGGCGACGGCGCCAACATTCAATCGATCGCGCCGACGACGTTCACCACGACAACCGCGGCAACTGGGCCGACTTATCCCGATTTCGTGGCCTGCGAAAACCTATTGGACGTGGCCTACGAAGTGGATGCGGCCTGGTACATGTCGAAGCCAACGCGTAACTACGTCATGGGCCTGCTCGACACTTTGAACCGGCCGTTATTTTTGCCCAATCCGCAAACCGGCATGCTGGATCAGATTTTGGGGTATGACATCCGGTTAACGCCCTATCTGCCATCGGCCACGACGGCCGCCGCGTACGGCGTGATTTTTGGCGACGCCAGCGAGGGTTATTTACTGCGCGACGATGGCGAATTGACGATTCAGCGTTTGGATGAACGTTACGCCGATCAGCTGATGGTCGGTTTCCTGGCCTATACGCGCGCCGGCGGCAATGTGACCGACGCCGGCACGCATCCATTGGTGGGCATGAAAACGCACGCGTAAACAACAAGGGCGCGCCGGCATGGTATTGGGGCTTAGTTGCCGGCGCGTGTCTTGCTTCGAAAAGGGATCCAATGCGCATCGTGATAACGCAAAATGTGACGCCGCCAGGCGTGGCGCGGCCGGCCAGAGCTGGCGAAGTAATCGACGTGCCCGCGGCCGTGGCGCGCAAGCTGATCGACGACGGCCTGGCCATGCGGGCCGCGGCCTGGCCGCCCGAAACCATGACCAAGAAACCGAAGGAAAACGCCGCGCGCCTGGGTCGCAAGGATCGATAACATGCTGAATGTTTCCGTACAAGCCGATGCGCTTTTCGAGCCGGTCACGTTGGCCTTGGCAAAACAGCAATGTCGCATCGACGTCGACGCCACGGATCAAGATGAGCTATTCACGCGCGTTTACATTCCGGCCGCGCGCCGGCACGCGGAACGTATTATGCGGCGCGCGATTTTCAATCAAACCTGGGCGCGTTATCTCGACAATTTTCCTTTGGCCGCATCCTTCGATACCACCATTGCGCCGGCCGACAAGGTGGCCTGGCCGATCTATGGGGGGATGTGGAATCGCATCGTAATTGATTTGCCCGGCGGCCAGGCGCGGCGCATCGTGTCGATCACGTACAAGGATAAAAACGGCGCGCCTATCATCATGGATCCGTCGCTATACCGTGCCGATCTATCGTCGGAACCGTGCCGACTCACGCCCGGCCAATCGGACGCCGCCGGCCTGGTTTGGCCATGGCAAGGCGCCTATTTGCCGGGATCCGTGGTGATCACGTACGAAGTGGGCAGCTATGTCGCGCCGGTTAACGAAACGTTCACTGTGCCCGAGCTGGTCGGCGGCGCCACGGCGTGCGTGTACAACCTGGCGCAACCGTGGGCGACAGGCCTGGCGTCGATCGTCGACGGCCAGGGCGTGCCCGTGGCCGGCGTGACGCTGGCAACCGATCCGGTGTCGGGCGCGTCGACGTTAACTTTGCCGGCCGCGCAGGCCGACGCTGTGCTTACGGCCGCGTATTATGTCGGCGCCTGTCCGGCCGACGTGATCCTGGCGCAGTTGCTTTTGATCGGGCATTTTTATCGCAATCCGGAAGCGACGACGGATCTAAAGTTAGACACCATCAAGTTAGGCGTCGAATCGCTTTTGAGCGCGCACGTCGTCGAATGGACGGACTATCGGCCATGCTAGGTAATAGCGTTATCAATCCGTCGATCTCCGCCGGCGAATTGATCCATCGCGTGTTGATTCAGGCGCCGCGCACATCCGACGCCGGAAACACGGGCATGTCGATTACGCCCGACACGTGGGACACGGTGCGCACCACGTATGCGGCCATTGTGACGGCCGTCGGGTCGGAAACATCGCAATCGATGCAGCTGGTCAGTGAAGTGTCGCACATCGTTAAGGTGCGTTACACGCCGACGCGCATCGCGGCCAACTATCGCGTGGTGTTCGGCACGCGCATTTTCATCGTGAAGTACGTCGAAAATCTGCGCGAACGAAATCGCGTGTTACTGCTTTCGTGCCTGGAAGTGAACAAATGATCCGCGAAGGCCTTTTCGCATTGTTGCGTGATAACGCCGGCGTGGCCGCGATCGCCGCGGGCCGGGTGTTCACCATACAGGCGCCGGATCAGGCCGAAGTGTATCCGTGCGTCAGTTATCGCTACGTGGGCGGCGGCGCGGATCCGACATTAGACACGGCCGGCGTGATTCGACAGCGCATCGAAGTGAGCGCACATTCCCAAAACGCCGATGAGGCCGCGGCCTTGCTAGATGCGCTGGTAATTGCCTTGATTCAATGGCAGCCACAAACGTTTCCGAACGGCGCGCGACTTATCGATACCAATCTGATTAATCCGGGGTCGGATTTCGAAGCCGGCGAAAGTCGTTACTTTCGCTGTTTCTGTGAATTTGCGGTGTTGTACTCACTTCCAAACTAGGAGCGAAAACGATGGCGACAACATACACGGGCACGAAAGCGCAAACAGGCGCCGGAACGGAATTGGCGATCGGTGCGACGCCAGGCGTGATCATCGGCGAATTGGCCGATTTTCCTTTGAGCCGGCCGAAGTGGGAAACGGCCGACGTTACCAATTTTCAATCGGGCAAAGATGCCGAATACATCACCACCATTCGTAAGGCGTCGACGCTGACATTGAAGGGCAATCGCGTCGGCGACGATGCCGGCCAGGTGGCCGTTGAAACGGCGTACCAATCCGGCGAGCCGGTGCCATTTTTGGCCACGTTGCCGAAAAGCGACGCGCAAACCACGGCCGGCGACACGTTCACATTTAACGCGCTGGTTTTGGGTTTCGATTTTTCCATCACGCCCACCAAACAAATCGACTTTTCCGTCGACTTGCAATTAACCGGAAACTGCGCATTTGCGCCGGGCAGTTAGGGCACGCACGTTTTCGCTTCCATTTCGGGCCGGCCTTGCGGGCGCCGGCCTATTTTTTGGGGGAACTTATGGCGACACGACGAATCGCCGGCACGATCGCTGATGCGACGTTACCAAAAACGCCCATTACTATCGCCGGCCGCGAATACAACTTGTGTTTTGATTTGGGCGCCCTGGCCGAAGCCGAAACCGCGATCAATGCCGAACTGGTCAAGGCCGGTCGATCCGATTACGTGAATTTGTTGTTTGCCCTGCCGGCGCAAAACCTGGCATCGACACGCATCGTGTTTGCCGCGGCCTTGCGCACATTTCATCCCGACATCGATTTCGACGCCGCCAAGAAAATGATTGCGCTCGAGGATCTTTACGCGGTGGCCTTAAAGGTGCGCGAGGCTTGGCAGGCGGCGCGCGTCGACGACGAAACCGCGGCCGCGGTCCCTTTCGCGGCGATGGCGTAACGCGCGCGCCGTCGTGGTTGGATCTTTTTACGTTTGCGCGTGTTCGCTTGCGTTTGTCGAAACGCGAATTTTACGGGTTAACGCCGCGCCTGTTTTTCAAGTTGCACGCGGCCTATTTGGACGAACGCCGCGAAATGCATCGCCTGGCGGCCTTGATTCGCGTCGACATGATCAATCACAGTGTGCGCGCGCCGCGCAAGCCGATCGAATTAGAGGATCTGATGCCGGCGCCGGCCGGGATGCCGACGGCCAGGCCGGCCGCGCGGTCGGGGCGGCCGCGGCGCCTTAACAAGAAACTCCGCCAGGAAATCGCCGACAGCGTGCGCCGCATGTTTATGCCGATGTGCAATCTGGAGTAATGGCCGATGGATGTGCAATTCAAAGTCGAAGGCCTGCGCGAAATCGAAGCCAAGTTCGCCGAACTGGGCGCGAAAACCGTGCAACGGGTGATCCGCGAAGGCCTGATGGCCGGCGGCCGCGTGTTTCAAAAGGCCGTAACCATCGGCGCGCAGCAACACATCCGGCCGCCCTTGACGTCGGGCACGGCCATTCCGCCGAACGCCCTGGCGCGCGACATCGAACTTTATTACGGCAAAAACGACGAAGGCCTGGCGGCGTCGATCGTGGCGCCTGGCCGTTACACGCGCCACGTGGCGATGTGGGTCGAATACGGGCATCGCATGGTGAAGGGCGGTTTCTCCAAAGTCGATCGCCGTACGGGGCGCACGCGCGGGCCGGGCGTGGTTTTAAAAGAGAGTGTGCCGGCGCATTCGTTTATCCGGCCGGCGTTTGAAGCAACGCGCATCGAAGCGATCAACGTGGCCGCCCAAACCATGGCCAGGCGGGTAACGGAATTAGCGAAGAAACCGGCCGGATCCGTGGGCGGATCAGACTCGAGGGCCGCGGCCATGATCGGGGGCACG